TTTACTAAAAGTTGATTAACAAACTTAAACTGTTTATATTATGAAGCAAGCGAATAATTTTTTTGATTTTGTAACTAATATTTTATTTGAAAAAAATAAAATTGACATAGATCTTGCGTCAGCGCAGTTATATTCTTCTTATATTGTTAATAGGTATGTGACTTTTGCAGATAAACAATTTGTACCAGCAATAAACAATAGTGTTAATATGTACGGCTCGATTTTTAGTATAAACGTTGATCATTATAATTTCTTACATGCATTAATTCCAAAGACAAAAAGAAAATATATTAATTATACTAAAAAAATAAAAAAAGATAAAAAGATATACGAAAATGTTTGTAAGCAATATGAACTGTCACAACGTGAGGTGGATTTGTATTCAGAAACATTTGAGATAAATATTAAAAAGTATGAACGAGAAAAAAATTGAAAAAAAATATAACGAGGCTTTAGATGAGTTAGAATTAACCGACGGTCAGCGAGATGCTTTTGATCATACAGTAAAGCGGAGTTTAGTTGATTTAGATACATATCAAGACACTGATACATTTAGCCTTCAAGGGTATAAATTAAGATCAGTCATGGACGATATTGTTTTAGCTCAATACGTAGATTTATCTGAGGATGGTCACTCTGTAATACGGAATGGTATACATATACCATTAGCTCAAGTGCGTCGTACATGGCGTTTAGCGCGAGTTATATTAGTTGGATCAAATTGCAAAGAAACTAACATCGGTGATGTCGTCTGCTTTCCAGACGATAAAGGTATTAAGGTTGATAATTTGAGAGTAATTGGATATGATCGCTCTCTAAGAAATTGTATTTTTTTGAGCGAGCAACGCTTTTTCGGAATTTGTCAAGACCTAGAAGACGATGATAACCAGTCTAGCAAATCTTAAAGCTATATTATTAGACAAGGTATGTGAGGTTAAGTTTGCCAGACGTAATCCTAAGCCTGGCCGACCTACTACCCGAAGAATGCTATGCACAAATAACGCACAACTTTTAAACTCTGTTGAAGGTAGAACTGTTTTAAATTATGTTCCTCCCAGGCAGGCTCCTAAGTATAACCCTAATCAAGAAAATTTAATTATAGTGTGGGATGTTTTAATGCAAGATTATAGAACTATAAATTGTGATACCGTTGATTTAATTAGTACGTTAGAATCTGATGAGTCGTTTTGGGTATATTTAAATGAGAAAATCGCTCCAATGTCTGTTGGAGAAAAAATGGACTTTATGAATACATGACATATGATTTAGTAGACAACACTTTAAAATCTCTTTTACTTAATAATGTAAAAGTTACTTCGAAGAAGAGAACATTAGGAGTTGGTCAGGTATTGTTATATGATATTAAAGATTTTAATATACGCTTATTTTTATCTAATAATAAAAAAATAGAATTATTATATCCATTTGATGTCATTACTAATAAAGCAAAAAAAATTATTTATTTTGATTATACCTTACATCATATACACCAAGATGATATTATATGGAAAGCGCGCATTAATCGATTAATCAAAAACAAACGCAATAAATATCATGACTTGCTTCTCTCTATAGAGATACTATAATATATAAATGGGTCTTAAAAACTTCCCGAAAGGATATGTTCCGTCTTCAAGTCAGCGATATGCTATACCTAATATACTTGACGCGTTTAAGGAGAATAAGTTTGTTGTTATGCAAGGCCCTACTGGTTGTGGAAAGAGTTTTATTGCAAAAACAATAGCAAACGGATTACAAAAACTACCATCTAGACTATCAAAGATAGTTTCTGATTATAGAGCATTTGAGACTTCTTGGGATAATGGTAAATTAGTTTATGAATATGCAGATGATTTTGTAAATAAAAATTACGGTACGTCGATATTAACAACAACAAAAGCACTACAGGATCAGTATACTAGAGATTTTGAAGATATAAAGCCTCTTAAAGGTAAGAGTTCGTATATTTGTAATTTAGACGACCGAAGTTTTGCCGACACAGCTCCGTGTATTTTTAGTTCTAAGTTAAAGAGAGAGTGTTGGGATTGTAATAGATGTGATTATTATGAAGCTAAAAATAAATCTATTACCGCAAAGATAAGTGTAGAGAGCTATTCAAGCTTTTTTCACAAACCTGATCATTTAAAATATAGACAGCTTATTGTATGTGATGAGGCTTCTGAATTAGAAAATATAATAGTTAGTCGGTTTAGTTGTAGTATTGATTTGAATAAACTAAACAAGTATAGTTTCAGTTTGTTGTATTCATCTAACAGGAAACGGTTTCATAATAATTTAATTAAATTACAGAGTGAATTAGAAGGGAGATATGTTGAAGTACTTCGAATGCTTGAAAAGCATTCTGATACAATTAGCGATGCTGTAAAGAAAGAATTTAAATTTATTGCTGATTTAAAAGGAGACTTGTCTCTTGTTGTTGATACCTGGCAACAATCTGAATATATTATTAATAGAGCTTTTATTTATAATAAAAAATATATACAATTAATACCTAAAAAGATTGACGTGCTAGCTCAACACTTGTTTAAATACGCTGATAAGGTTCTCTTTATGTCTGCTACATTTGTTGATTATAGGCGCGTCATGCGAAATCTCGGAGTAGCAGAACAAGATTTTAAATATATAGATCTACCGTCGTCATTTGATCCAGTCCTCTCTCCAATTATATTTGGTACGTTTCAACTTTCAAAAAAGAATATTGATAGATATTTTCCTAAGGTCGTTAAGTGTGTGGAGGAAATTTTAGAAGAACATAAGGATGTAAAGGGGTTAATACATACTCAGTCAAACGCTTTAACATTGAAGTTGAGAGACCAATTGAAAAATGATAGAGTATTATACCGCATAAAAGGTGATAAAGATAATATAGACATATTAACAGAACACTCCGACAGTTCTAGGCCTACTGTTTTAGCGAGCCCGTCATTAAATTTTGGAGTCGATTTAAAAGGTGATGTGTCTCGATTTTGTATTATTATTAAATGCCCATGGCCAGATTTAGGAGATGTAAGAGTAAAAGAGATGTCAAAAAACGATTATAAATGGTATACAAATAAAATGTTTACTACATTTATTCAACAGTGTGGACGCTGTACTAGAGATGAAAATGATTATAGTACTACATATGTTATTGATGCAGGTGGCATAAGAAAGTTATTACCAGAGTACGTAACTTTGTTGCCAGACTATTTTATAGACCGTTTTATTTAATAAATATTTATAATGAAAAACCAATACTATGGTTTTGAGCTAAAAGATATGGTAAGGCAATTTATTGCTGCCTTTAATAGTATTATTATAAACAGATATAATAAGAATAAAGACGTTGTCGATCAAATAAAAGCAGGGTTTTATTACGGACCAAAAGAAAGAGCTCTTCAAGATATAGTCAATAAGGCTCAGTCTTTAAAGCTTCCTACAATTGCAGTTCATTATACATCTATTGCAAGAGATCCTGATAGAGTATTTAATAAGATACCTGGCTTTTATTATAGCAAAGCTCCGACAGTCGAAGCCGGTGCATTTGATTCCGACTGGCTACAGACACCTATTCCAGTTAATATAGGTATTAGTATGTCTATAATGACAAAGTTTCAAACTGATATGGATCAGATTTTAAGTAATTTCGTTCCATATAACAATCCTTATATTATAATAAGCTGGAAAGTACCAACGTCGCAAAATTTAAAAGACAATCTTGAAATTAGAACTGAGATATTATGGGATGGAAATTTAGCTTTGGAATATCCTGTTGAAGTATCTGGCGCACAACCGGCTCGCGTTATTGCTAATACATCTTTTACCATGAAAGGTTGGCTCTTTAAAGGACCTTCTACGGAAGATACTAAGAACATATTTACTATCGATCAAGACTTTGTGCCTGTAAATACATTTAATTATGAGTAAATTTATAAAATATGATTCTACTTTAACAGACGTTACGGCGTTTAGCGGTAATTTTGATCATAGAGAGCTCTCAGGTAGACCAGAGTTTACCAGTGGTAATACATATACAACTATTGCTTGTGGCTTTTCTGGTGCTAGAACATTTGAAGGGTATAATTTTGACTCTATACAAGGAGTAATGTTAAGTACGGTTGGTGATATAGATATATTTAAAATCGGGCATACAATAGGTCCTTTAAGTACTGTAACAACTCTTCCATATCTATGTGGTGGTGCAACAATTGATCCATCAATCGCTGGATATTTCTTAACTACAGGTACAAGCGCTGGAACTTATACATTAAATACCTATAATAGTATGTCTGTTGCGTTCCCAGAATTAACTGCAACTGGTATTATAGATATAGTACCAATTAATGCAGCTGGTTTTACAACGTTAGCAAATGATATAAACACAACAATAACAATTAATTAAGATGGACGACGGAAAAAAAGGTACATTCGGTAGAGGGTTACAGAAATTTATTCAAAATAATTTACCCTATAGATCTCCTGCATCAATTATAGATGACGTAACTGCAGAGAATCCTAAGTTTAAAGATTTTTATAAAGCTGGATCGTTACGTAAAGAATTATTAGCGCAACATTCTATTATTGCCCCTAAGGTACCAGACTCCTCTCATCCAATTGGTGCGTTTTTGGCTGATAAGGCATACAATGAATTAATGTATGCGACACTTGATGTCGACAAGTATAGAAGGCTCCGCGATTATAGAACAATGGGTCAGTTTGCAGAGGTAGCAGATGCATTAGATGAAATTTGTGATGAATTTCTTAATGAAGATGAACATGGTAATATAATTAAACTAGAATTAAGAGATGTGGTAGATTTCGATCCACTAGTAAAAAAGCAGCTTAGTGAGGAATTTAATAAATTTATTAATTTGTTTGATATTAGAGAGAGAGGTTGGGAGTATGTTCGTGCAATGTTGGTAGATGGAGAATTATATTTTGAAAACATTATACATGAAAAACATATTCGGGAAGGTATTTTAGGTGTTATAAGTATACCAACTCAAGCAATAGATCCGGTATATGATAATTATCAAAGTATGTTCATCAAAGCATATTTGCTTAGAAAAGCTAAACATCATAAAGAAGCTGAAGAGCAGTTTAACTCTATGCAAGATAAAGATTTTATTCCAATGGAAAAAAATCAAATTACATATATAAACTCTGGTACGTGGAATGAAAATAAAACTTTTAGGATTCCTTTTATTGAAAATGCTAGACGAGCTTATAGACAGTTATCTTTAATTGAAGATTCTATTATTATATATCGTTTAGTTAGAGCTCCAGAGCGGTTAGTATTTAATGTAGACGTTGGTAATATGAGTACTCCAAAAGCTGAAGGGTATATTCGTCGCTTGATGCAAAATTATTGGAGTAAGAAGTCATTTAGTTTAGATGATAGTAAGAGAGTAGATTCATTTAACCCACAATCAATTTTAGATGCTTACTGGTTTCCAAAGAGAGAGGGTAGTACTGGTACAGAAGTTAAAACTCTCCCCGGAGGTGCAAATTTAGGTGAGTTAGATGATTTAAATTATTTCGTTAAAAAATTATATAAGGCTCTTAAGGTACCAACTAATAGGGTTGACTCTGAGAATTCTCAATATAGTGCTGATGCAAACGTGTTAAGAGAAGAATTAAAGTTCGCAAATTTTATTGTCAGACTTCAACATCAGTTTGCCGTAGGATTAAAGGACGCATTTATTACTCATCTTAAATTAAAACACTTATGGAAAGATTTTGATTTAAGAGAGAATGTATTTGACTTACAGTTTACACCACCTCGGAATTATTTTGAATTACGTAGGCAACAAATAATGGATCTTAAGCTTAATAACTTTACTAATGTTGTTGGTAATGAATCTATATCACAGGGATACGGTCAGAAAGAATATCTTGGATGGACCGACGAACAAATTAAAGCTAATAGAGAATGGCTGAGAAAGGATGCTGCTTTACAATTTGAGCTAGATCAGATAAGAGGTGGTGGCGCTGATTGGGCTACTGGTGGCGGAGCACCGGCTCCTATGGGCGGTGAGATGGGTGTAGGAGTTCCTCCTGGTGAAGAAGTTCCACCGGAAATGGGCCCTGCAGGTGGCGCGCCCCCGGCTGGTGAGCCTGGAGTACCTACTCCAGAACCTACTGCCGGCGGTGAAACTTCAGCGTTGCCAACATAAATAATTATGTGGCGACTAGTACGTGGAACGATAATTATTTAATTGCAGGAAGTCATTTATATTCTACATATCTTGCAAGTACGGTTAATACCTATCAGAGCTTAGCTGATAGAATTACATATTCGCTAGGCTATCCTATTATTAATCTCGAGTTACACGGGAATCAGATTTTTACTAATATAGCATTAGCTGTAGAGATGTTTACGAAGTATGCAGGATATACTGAGGAACACTTAGTCGTTGATAGTACCAAATATACTCAAGGTAAAGGACTAGATATTTCAAAATTATTTCTCCTTACTCCTGAGTTAACTGAATCTTATACTACTGACGTAGAAGTAACAGTTACTCAGTCAACTCTATTACCCTCTGTTACATCGGTAACATTCCCAGAAACGTCACCAGCAGGCTCTCCACGAAGCGGTGAAGGAGCGACTGACCCGTCTCCATATTTTGTATCTTTATTTGAATTTGATTCTGGTGATATTGTTGTTGATCCATCTGAGTATACAATTACAGTAACGTTAGCAAATGGAGCTGCTCATGTAGCAAAGTCTCTTGTTGTGTGTGTGTCGTCGAGCGATTTAACTGAACCCGGAAACCCTGGCCCGATATCTGGTGTAGATGTAACGATGAACCAATACGGTGATGTATGGTCGGCGTCAGAAATGTTTGACGTTAGTGCAATACCAGGTGATTATGAAGAAAATTACCCAGACGGATCAACGTCTTTTACTAATATGGTATCAGTCGGTGTCGTGTTAAGACCAATTGTTGAACAAGCAGGGACAATTAATGCAA